TGACGGGCATGTTCACAGCACGGACGAAAGGTAATGGCCCCCCCTTTAGGGGGGGGGCCATTCCGTCCATGCTGTACCCGTTCGGTACCAAAATATACCTCAAAATTTAAAGAAAATTAGACATAAAAAAACCCTAAATATTAGGGTGTTATTAATAAAAAAGTATATATTTAAATTTTAATCTTTTTCACCTTTTAAAAAGATTTTATGAGAAAAATTTTTTGACTCTTTGCAATAAAAATTTATTTCTACCGCTTTTTTGCTCAAAGCAAATGCAGTAAAGGATTGCAATGACCTAATATCATTTTTGATGTTGCGATATTTGTATGATTTTTTTTGCTCATCAAAAAAAATTGCTGTAAAATATTTGGTAGTTAGCATTTTTTTATTATTTTTGTTTTGAAAAAGGTTAAAAGTTTACTTATTATTTTGGTTAAAACCATAAAAATGCCCTGTCATTAAAACAATAGGGCAGGGCATTTTGTGGTTATTTTTTGCGTAAATTTTTTTCAATACTGTTGAGTATTGTTAACATTCGTAATCTTATTCTTTCCCTTTTTTGATCCTTAGTTTCTTTTTTAATCTTTCTATTTCCCAAGATGATTTTATTAAAATAAAAAGCATCATTATTTTTATCTTCTTCATAATTTTTCATTTTTATTATATTTGTTAATTGTTTCAAAAATTTGATATGCAATTTTTGGAACTATTGCGTTTCCGTATGCTTTAATTGATTCTTGCCTCCATTTTGAAAAGGTAATGTTGTCCAGTTCTTTGGGAAGCCCATCATTTCCTCCACAAATAGGGGATTGAGTTGGGAAGTCTTGCCAGTTATTTCTCTTGCTATTTTTGTTAATGAATCTTGTATTTCCAATCCTGTTAATTTTGTTCCACAATCTGAAGCCATTGGGGTTGGCAACATATTCGCCCATCTGCTGAGTGTTACTGAGTGCATGCTTCCCTCTTTTACTTGGGTTGATTTCATATTTGTATTGTTGCTGTCCATTGCGCAAGGTGTTGGTAGCATTTGATTCTTTGCCATTTGCGGTAAACTTATCCCGTAACAAAGTCCTGTCTTGAAACTGATTGATTTTCCGTTTGTTAGTTCCCTGCCCGTGTTGGTTGCGTCCATTGTTTTGGGAGTAGGCAACAAACCAAATTCTGTCCCTTCTATGGGGTGCGTTAACGGCACAAGCTGGAAGTAAAAACGGTGTGACTTCGTAGCCCTCAATTTCCAAATCAGTCTGCACCTGGTCGAATACCACCCCTCCATTCCAATTAGTAAGGCCGCGTACGTTTTCGCCCACAACCCAACTCGGTTGAATTTCTCGAATTGCTCTAAGCATTTGCGGCCATAAGTGTCTGTTATCTGCTGTTCCAAGTCTTTTTCCTGCGCTTGAATAGGGTTGACAAGGGAATCCGCCGGAAATGATATCAATGGCTCCTTTGTGAATACTAAAATCTGTTGTAATAATGTTTTCATAACTAATTGATTGAGGAAAATGATATTTTAATACTTTTTGACTAAATGGGTTTAATTCACAATGAAAAACATTTTGCCATCCTGCCCATTCGGCCGCTAAATCAAACCCTCCAATGCCAGAAAATAAAGAACCATGCGTCATAATTAAAAAGTTTTACGGTAATCAAAATATTCGTTTTGAGTATTTTTTGAAATATAATTTTTGTCTTTTAAAAACTTTAAATAACTTTTAATATAATTAATTCCTCTATTTTCAATTTTTGTAATTTCAGAAATTAAATTTTCGTATTTAAAATATTTTTCTTTTTCAAAAATAATATTTAAAATGTTGTTGTGTTCTTGATCTGTATAATTGCTAAAATGCTTAATTTTAGGTTCATTTACAGGCAAAGAATTAATTTGAATAAATTTATTGTCATCAATGGAATATTGTATTTCTATCGGTTTAAAACCACCAGACGAACGCAAAAATTTTGGTTCTAAAATAAAAGAACCGCTTTCCTCTTTTTTTACTGATAAAGTACTTTGCGCCCACCTGTCTGTGTTTGATCCTAAATGACCTAAAGTTTTACCTTCATTTTTACCTGTATGCAATATCCCAATTAATAACAAATTGTGAATTGTGGTAATTTCTTTAATCCAATCAACACATTGCCTGCATTCAACTTCGTCATTATAATTGACTACAATATCAAGCAAACCATCAATTATAATAATGCTACATTCTGGCGTATTTTCAATATACGCCTGTATCATTAATTTAATTGTTTTAGAATTTTCTTTACGTAAACAAAAACTATCAAAAAATGTGGGTAATTCGTTAATATCTCCAACATCTTTAACTCTTTTCATATGTTTATAAAAGTCATATTCTGAACTTTCCGTGTCAATGTAAAGAATTTTATTTCGTCCTGGTAAAGTTTTAAGCTTTATACCAAAAATGTCATAAACGCCAAAACTACTTGCTACAATTGAAGTTGTAAAAGTTGATTTGCCACTTTTGGGCAAGCCAGAAATTATAACATAATTCTGAATACTACCTACATTTTGGCCTTGTATAGATAATAATATTTGCTCTTTAGGGGGTTCATAACCGCGTTTATAGGCATTTTTTAATAACTCAATGTAAATTGGGTTATCTATCATCAAAAGTTTATTAAACTGTCTGCTAATAAGGCCAAAATAATTAATATAATAAATAATATTAAATCTCTTTTCATAAATTTTTGTTTTAAAGTTATTTAATTAAATATTCAATCCAGGCCTTTGCACTTTTAATTGTTTTGTATTCTTGTAAAAATGGGTGTATAACATATATTTTTCTTTTTGGATAAAAAATAATAGTGTAACCCTTGTAAGCATAATAATCCATAATTTTAAATTTAAAAGTTAAAAAAAAATAAGCCTATTAATTAGGCCATTCAGTTAATTTGACGTCTAAAATGTCACAACCTGCAATTTGTAAAAAACTAACAATATTGTTAGATTCAACAAATGCGGCTGTAAAAAATAATGAATTTAATTCGATTGTGTAGTTGTACAATGTACGTTTGTCATCGTTTCCGTAAAAGAAACGGAATGTTGCTTTGATCATTTTGATTTGTTTTAAGATTAAGAATAAACAAAGATTATATAATTAATTTGATATTACCAAATATTTTACAAAAAAAAACAGAGTGTAGAAACACCCTGTTTAAATCTATGAAAATCCTTCTTAAAACAAAATCACGACAAAAATAACTTTTTTTCTGCGTTTCTCCTATTAATTAATCCTTTTACTTTTACTCCATTGTCATAAACCCATCTATCAAACTGGGCTGCAACTGTATTTTTATCGGCGCCGCTATTAAGTAACCTTAGCATTGACGAAGCTTTAAAAGCACTTATCCCCACATTGTACACAAAAGATACAAGGGAATTTTTTTGATTATTAGTTAAACGGACTGTTACCAGACTGTCAATATCTTTAGCATTTTGCGACGTTTCCATATCTAGCCATTTTTGAGCTTGTGCTTCTGTTATAACATCGCCTTGCTGCACTTTCCTTTGTTTATCAAAATCGTATGTAGAACCCCAACCTATTGTCCATACGCCGCCGCTATCCTGGTAAGCTTTTAAATACAACCCCCCTTCCGCTTTTTTAATAAAATTTAATGCGCTAGATAAACTTCCCGCCTTAGTTATTGCAGTAACTCCCAAAATTCCTAAAATTAATAAGATTACTTTATTTTGATAAGTCATTCAAGCTTTTTGTATGATCCTTTGCGGCCCATCCTAATAATAGTAAGCCAATTGATCTAATTAATCCCTGTATGCCTGTATTTACGGGTATAACTTCCGCTGATGCAGCTAGTACCCCCCCCAATGTTGTTTTCCAGTTGTTCATTTTTCTTTATTTAAATAATCCAATTTAGTTTCAATCCTGGCGAGCTTGTCGATAATGTCGTAACGATCGGATTTTATCTCTTTCATATCGACTTCGATTTCTAATAATTTTTTTTTTGTAGTTCCGTAAAACGATCCTATAAAAATAATAGTACCAACAAACGATACTAAATAAAATATATTTTCCAAATTTGTGTCCATAATTAAATTAACGTTACGCCAATTTGTTGCGCACTCCATTGGTATATGAATTCGTTTCCGTCTGGGCTTGTATTGTAAGCGTCATAATCAAAACCTTCCATAAACAAATTGCCTTGTTGTAACTGTGTATTTGTTTCAGTTAGCAATTGATAATTTATTGTAACGGATGTGCTAAAATTGTCAGATCCTACGCAATTTAATATTGTTGCAGTACCTAAATTAAGCGGAAAAACCACGGGTTGTATTGCTTTCATAATTATTTATTTTCTAGTGCTTCAATTCTTTTTAATAAGCTATTAATAATAGTTTGTTGTTCTTGCACCGCTTTTACCAAAGTTGTTGTAATTGCCTGAAAATCTAAACCAATAAAAATATCTTTTCCTTCGCCACTTTCGACATACGCTTGTGGTATAAATTCTTTTACCTCTTGAGCTATAAAACCTAAATGCTTATTTGTATTTTCTTCATCCAACATCCTATATAATGTTGGCTTTAAATTTAAAATTGCATTTAAACCTATTGTACTATCTTCAAAATCTTTCTTTTTATTTATATCGGATAAAGGGGTATATATTCCAGTTGTAGAATTAAATACTCCAATATTACCAACCGCACTATTATATAATGTAATAGCACCACCCGACAAATAAATTGATAATCTAGTTGGTAAAGTTGGATTTGGAAAAGTAAATTCAGTACCATAAAATGCACCACCTAAAGCGGTAACATTACCAGTGCATTTAATATTTCCCGTTACTTGTAATTTATTTACTGTATCGTCAGTATTTGAATTTATTAAAATATTGCCCGTTGAACCATCAATTTTTAATCTATTTGCTCCATTTGTATATATATAAAATGGATTAGTACCAGCTGACCATAAAAACCTTCCGTAAGCAGCTCCCGTAAAATTTGCACCCGCTGAATCATCAATACCAGCATAAAATGCTCCACCCGTATTTACAAAAGAAATTGCGCTATAATTGGTAGTTCCTTCTATTGAAGCTCTTGCAGTTGTTGTATTGTAAATATGTAAAGAATATAAAGGCGCAGTAATTCCAATTCCAACATTACCTATTCCATTAATAACAAAATTATTAAAACTATTTATACCTATACCAAATAAAGCATTTGCGCCAGTTGCATTACCTTTAAATGTTATATTGCAATCTTGATTAACAATATCGGATAAAATTATTTTTGAAATATTACCCGAACCATTATTGCTAAATTTTGCAATAGTTTTTACCAAATTATATGAAGCACTTGAATCAGATATTGAAGCAGTAATATTGGTAGTTGTATCTCTACTTCCACCACTTGACAAAACTTGAACTGAACCGTTAAATGTTGCTGCATTATTAGTATTATCTAAATAAGCAGCTATTGAAGCTAAAGCACTATTGTAAAAATCAAATGTATTTGTAGCAGAATTACCTATGCGCCATTTATTAACCCCTGTATTTACAAAAACAATAGCACTTTGATTACCAGCGGTATTATTTATACCCATAGTTGAACCTGTACCCGCATAGTGTAAATCTAAAGTATTGGTTGGTGTAGTTGTATTTATACCTAACCTATTGTTAGTATCATCCCAAAAAAAAGCTGCATTGTCTTGAGTAACTAAACCAGCAGCACCCGAAAATAATACTGAACCTAAAGTTAAAGCAGTATCAGTTAAACTATTTGTACTTAATCCTCCAGCAGTAATTGAAATACCTACATTTGAAGTATTGCCGTTTGTAGTTACTTGTTGCAAAGTTCCTGCACCGCTACTTACATTGGCAATTAATACCCAGGCCGTCCCTGTGTCTTCATATATTGCGCTTGTATCGTTTGCAATAAATAACCTACCCGCATAACCAAAATTTGGCCTATTTGCAAAAGTATCGGTATACAATGCAGGCGATCCCTTTTGATTAAGTACATTAACGTTATATGAAAAACCCATAATTAAAATATTTTTTTAACCACCACTAAATTGTTTTGACCACCGCCAGTAAAATTAATTTGCAACGTTACATTTGTTTCCTCATTTTCATTACCATCAATCACAAAACTTTGCGATGGCGCTAAAGTAATATTTTCAATTACCGCGTTGCTAGTTCCTAAATTTATAAAAATAATACTATTGCAATCCGTTGGAATAGATTGAGCCGTATTGTATGCAATAAAAACGGGTGTGTATTTTGTCATAATTAACAGGTATAAGAATTTTTTAAAGATTTTTTCATTTTAGCGTTGTAAAATTTTAATTGTTCTGGACTTAAAACTTCGCCTGGTGTTGGTTGAACTTGCGTTTTATTCCAATACGTTGGCGTTACCGTTGCAAATGGCGGAAAATTGATAACAGGCAAATTTTTTATGTTAGTTGCTTTGTCCATATCTCCACTAGGTTGGGTATTTTTATATAATTTATACAAAAGAAAAATTATAGTACCGTAAATTAAATATTCGCTAGTTTTCATTATTTATATTTTTATTATATTATCATCACTAATCCATCCCGTTTTTAAAACATTATTAGCCATAAACGAAACTTTAGTATATGGCAAATTAGGATCCTGTTCCAAAATTTTTAATTCAATTTGTTTTCTAAAGGTGTAAATAGGTGTTATTAAATCATATTTATAAACCGTACTTCCATTTCTAGAACGTGGGATTATTTCTGGATTACCTGGTATTACTTTACTTTTAGGTTTTTTATTTTTTGCTATTGCATAAACCCCTAATAATAATAAAGCTATTGTTATATATATTTTATTTTTTTTCATTATAATCCATTGTTTAATAAACCACCGTCGGGAATTAAATTTAAAATTGATTGATCTATTATTATTCCAGGATCAAACCCTCTTTCCTGCCATTGTTGAAATGTAATACCAAATTTTTTACCGTCCTGTATTAAATACTGTGTATCAAACCCCTGTGCTCTCATTCCTTCGTATATTCCATTAGGATAACTAAATTTATCCGCAATCATATCAATTGGGTGTAAATCGCCGCCGCCTGGTGGTGGTGGTGGTGGTGGTAATATTGTAACTGTCTTTTTCTTTTTAAAGAAAAAAAACGCTGCTAAAATTACGGCCCCAATAATTAAATAATTTTTATTTTTCATATATTAAAATCGAAATTTTATACCTTTACGTTTATAATTATCATTAATTAAATTAATATTATCCCTAGTTAAATTGCTAGTTATAAATTCTGTCAAACCTTTTGGACTTCCTGTTGGTAAAAAGAAAAAATATTCTTGTCTTTTTCCAAAACTTTTAATTAAATAAATAATATCTGCATCATTTTGTACCCTAGCTATTTGATACCCTGCATCTGCTTTGTCATCATCAACACTACTATATCTAAGATCATTATATATCGCATCTGCTATTTGATCCCATTCTGCTTTGCTTTTTGTTAAATCAATGCCACGTGCATTTAAATTTTTTTCAATGTCATTAATATTTGCAGCATCGGACTTTTCTTTCGCTATTTCTGCATCCGTTTTGGTTATACCTAAACTTTGAAATAAAGGCCTAATTACAATTAAGTAAGCCGCAACCACTATTCCTGCCGTTGTTAATAACTTTTTATTATCTTGACTTATTGCCATATATA